TCAGCGCGGTACCTGAGCAATTCGATCTCCATGGCCGATTGCTAGTAAGCGATTAGTCGAATCATTAGTTAGTTTAACTTTGACTTCGCCGCGATAATCGCTATCAATAATGCCAACGAAATTAGCTAGTCGAGTGTCGCTGTTAAACCCGTGACCACTGCGGCTATAAATACGCATAACCCATCCAGCAGGTATTTCAAAAGCAATGCCAGTGCTAAAAATTACAGGATAATCATGTCCAACATCTTCTAAAATTTCATCGTCGTGCATAAGTGCGTAAAGATCAAAGCATGCCGACCCATCAGTTGCATAGGTTGGTGTTTTGCTCTTGGGTGCAGTTTTTTAATGTTAACGTTCATTATTCGTTTCCTTTATTAAGTTCTGAAAAAATGCCAGTTTTGGCGTTGCTGCGTTAGGTACTGGTGATGGCTGTTGTTGCCAGTATGGGTTTGTGCTTTCTGGTGTCATTTATTCATCTCCGATCCCGTGATACTCTTCAACTGCTCGCGCGATTGCGCACCAGTCACCATTTTTATCTGAATACATTTTTAATAGCTGGTGAATATGCAATCTCTTACGCTTCGGTTGTGGGTTGATGTATAATTTTGGCATACTTCTTAGCCAATCTTTAAACTCGCCAGCTTCGATCGTTTCATGGTCATACCATACAATGTCAGCACCAGAAATTAAATTAAATGGCTTTTGCTCAACTGCTGGTGCGGCAGCAATGGCAGCTTCGATGGCTGCCTTCATTCCTTGTAAACTGCCAATTTCTTGTACGTAAGGCTCGTATGCTTTTAATGCAGCATAACCCTGCTTATCTGTGACCTGCATTAACCAGTCCTCCGTTAACCGTTTCAAATCCGCACCACTTGGCGACATTCTCAAAGCGCAGCTCCTGCGTTGTTTGGTTATTCCATTCGATGCCATGTTTTTTGTGCAGTGCTTCAGCCTGCGCTTCCCAATCTTCAGCTTCCACGTCAATCGCTTGAGACTCTGATAAAAACGATGACCACCATTTACGAAGCTCGCCCATACTGCCAGCCGTTTGCACTGTGTAGTCGAAAAAATCCATTTGCATATCAAGGCGCGTGTCCATGCGTGCCGCAATCTTGCGCAGTGCCTTATTTTCTTCCTCAAGCGTCATAATCGTTTCCAGACGTTTAGCCGTCATGCGCTCGATGGTTCTTTGCGCTGCCACCAATTTTTTGTGGCAGTCGTTAATAGGGCTTCCCATTAATCCTTCCTTAATTCGTCATCGGTGATTTTTCCCATATAAGTGCAAAGGTATTTTTCACCGCTTTTAGCCAAAATATAACCGCCATCAAAACAGGCGTTTTCGATTTGCTTAACGCGATTTTTGGCATGGTTATCGTTTAGGTAAAAGGCAGCAGATACACAAGCTGCAAGCAAGGCACCAGCCAATAAGCGCGTGGTCATAGCGGCTTACCGAACCGATCAATCGCCTGAGATAAGGTGATGCGTTTGCCACCCCATATCGCATAAAGCGTTTCGCCTTTGTCGTTTGCTTCGACTTCCCAACTTGTTTTAGAAATCGCCATGCCGATAGTGGCAGCAACAAGCGTAATCTTGCCGATAGGTGTCGAAAATCGAATAAATCGATCTTCTTCCTTGATCCGACCTAGTGCTAGTCTCATGACGCCACCTTTAGCAACACTAAAGCCGCCAAAGCGATTCCCATAACAGCTAACACGGCCTTGTTGGTAATATCGAGCGCGTTGTCGTAATCGCGTTTTTTAACCCATTTTGGGGTTGCTTGCCACGCTGCTTTTTTGATTAATATATCCATGTTTGTACTCCTAAATTCATCAAGGTTGACACTGCAAAAGATTTGGCATTTCGTTTCGCATAGGGCTTTTAAAGAACAACACAGTGCCAACCTTGATGAATGCTGTCTTTCCAGCTGTCTGTGATCACCTGAGCGAGAGGGGTTTAAGCTAACGCATAGCTAAGGAGCGCTCATTAATCACTGCCGCTGTTTTCCCACCTGCGGCTGGGGTTGCATCAAACTGTTACGGATTAAACCAACCAATAATCGGCTTAATTTCAGTTTTTTCTTCCAGAAGCTGGCAGAAGTCCTCGGCAATTGCTTCTTCTAACAGTTCAAAGCCAACAATGCGTAAGCGGAATAAACTTTCATCTTTCGCGCCAGCGGTTACTAAGCGCAAGCGGATCAGCTTTTCACCCATGCCATCGTAGGGCACACAAGTGAAGGCGATTTCCGTTGGGATACGACCTTTGCTTTTTGCTTCCACCTTGTCCATCATCGACACCGTGTGTCCCGTATTGCCTAGCGTGCTTTCTAGGTTGCTTAACGACTCGATGTTAAGGTTGCGCACCGCATAAGCCGCCTGTACCGCTGTCATTTGAATGCCTTCGTTATCGAATGCCTCGATGTAATCCGCATAGTCTTCGAACCATTCGGCAAGCGTGCGTTGAGTAGGTTTAGCACCGTTCATGGCTGTTGCAGCCTGATACTCAGCGCGTGGTTTCATGGTTAATTTTGCAAAATGGTCTCCGTGTCCTGGCAGGTCGTGAGTACCCAGATTAAAAAATGCCTTAGCCATCATGTCTTTTTTGTTTACAAACAGTTTTGTTTGATCTTTTTCATCATCATCATCAAGTCCTGATTTGTCGCCAGAGCTTTTTGAACTGTTTACGTAATCAGAAAAACCTTTCAAACTGTCTGTTTGTAACACGCCACGGTATCGAAAACGGTAATCTTGGTATTGTTCAATGCTAATCAAACTATGGTTATCTGGAACTAATGCTGCACAATCGAGCGCAGGTACGTTTTGAGCCGAAAGTTTACTTTCTAAATGCTCTAATGCTTCCTTAGTGAACACTTACTTTCTCCTTATCTTGTTTAGCCGAAAAGCCTGCAAACATATCGGTTTGCGCTTCGTTTGCAATGGTCATTTTCCCGCCACGACCGACATACATAGGTGTTTCGGTTGTGCCTGTTTCGGTACGCTGACCGCGATTGGTAGGCACTTTATAATCAAGCTTGTGCTTAATCATTACTTGGCTTGTATCGCCATTCATCTTTTTAAGATCGAATGTAATCGTTACCTTGCCTCCCTTGTTGTGCATCATCACATTGGCTGCTACGTCGCTTAATGCCGACGAGATTTGCTCTGCAAACACCCCGCCGCCAATTTCACTGATAAACTGTTTTGCGTCAGTCATGACTGTTCTCCCTGTTGTTAATATCACAATCGACACGGCTGATACTTCATTCCATTCCTAAAAATTAATGAACCATGCCGATTGTGATACCCCCTGACTGTTTAGCGTGTCCAAGGGGATTACACGTAACCATAACGGAGAGGCTGTTTAGGCATTGCGTTAGCGGGTTAACCAGTTTGTTAAAGTTCGGTGCCATTTGTTTGGCTTGCGAGTAGTTTATCTAAAGGATAAATGCCGCGTCAATAGAATAATTATAAAAAAGATAAACTATTTTTTGCGTCTTGTGTAAAATATGCCAGACAGTGCGTTAAACACCGTTGTTTGACAGTTCAAGATGGCGATTAAGAGAGGAAGCAAGTAAAATGAGCAACATGAAAATACTCAACGATAAGACAATACGCCAAGCACTCATTGCTAAGTTTGAGCAAAGTGGGCTAGAGGCATTTGAGATTATGCAAGAGCTGCACGTATGCAGTAGCGAGGCAATCGCCGACGTAGTGACTTTGCGCGAAGAGGCGCATTGTTACGAGATTAAGGGCGAGACAGATAAGGTTGCACGGATTTTAGAGCAGGGCGTTCATTACAATAAGGCATTTAGAAGAATTACGCTTGTAACAACCGAAAATCATTTGGCGAAGGCAATTTCGATTGCACCGCCTTATTGGGGTATTATATTGGCAAGGATTTCATCGAATGGTGAGGTTGTCTTAAAGCAGGTTCGCAAAGACAAAGTTAATCCAGAGTTCCATGCTGTTTCTGCGTTATTTACGCTCTGGAAAGATGAGATAATTAGCCTATTAGATAATCCGCTGCCAAGGCATAAGCGTAGTAACTATGGCGATTTGGCAAAGATGGCGGCAGAAAATAAACGCTCGCTAGAAGTAAGCAGAAACGTAGCGCATACACTATGTAACAGGCATAGACTTTTGATTGCTAATGACTATAAATTTCTGACATATAGGTAATATGGGCATTAATTAAAGGTTTAACGATAGTCGTTTGAGTATAGCCGCTGGTTTCGAGTTGCTTATCATAAAAACCGCTATCTGCATTACTATAATTGTTCCCACGAAAGATAGCTGGCGTTAAATTCATCATATCGCGTATATGTTCATTGTACAGATAGGTCTTCATTTTATCGCCCTTCTTCCCTCTCAGCCGAACACCGCGCCAAATGTGCTGATAATTTTCATAGGCATAAATGAACTTGCTTGCGCCATTCATCGCAGCTTGAGCGTTGGGTTCTGCAAATTCAGGAGATACCGTCGCATAGTCGCCAAATAGAATGCCATGCGACTCATCAAAATTATGCGCAATGCCTTTGTGTATCTTTAGCTCATTTCTGTCTACAACTGCATAACTGCTTGTTTTACATAGTTCGTTTAGCGTTATTGGTATCGATGATCCTGTTACAATTACCTTTCTGGTTGGATATTGCTGAGTAAATGCCAAAATAAAATTAGTGATGTTGGTAATTGTTGTGTTTACATCATTGGATTTCATTTTATGCACCAACCTACAATCCATGACTAAATCAATTTGAGTAAATAGGTCGTTTAATAAACCGTCAAGCGCTTCATCAATTTCATCTTTAATTGCCTGAAAACTACCAAAAGAATCAATAATTACTCTAAAAGCAATTGTCTGTGATGATGATGGTTTTGTCTCCATATAATCGATAATCGCCTGCTGATGCTCAGGTGTCCTGTCGATACCTGTAACAGGTATAACATGCATCGCATTAAATTGCTTGAGCAAATACAGATAACTATGAACGCCATTTATATCTTGGTCGTGAACATCGTAAGTATCTAAATAAATCGTCCTGCCAGAGCCAAAATGCTTAATGAGTTGTTTTGCGCGCGAAGTGGCATTAGCGCCAAAATCATCTGGTTTTATATTATTCTGCTTAGGTGGAAAATCAAAAAAAGGGATGATTGAGTCCTTATTCTGGGCATGTAGCTCTTTCAATGCCATAATCTCGCCTTGTTTTAATTTGAGAAATGGCACATAACGCATTTATACCTCGATACCCAGTAATTTTTTTGGGTTAGTTTTATGAACAATCTCGCTAAACAAGTCATATCGTTTTTGATATCGTCTCGCAAGTCCTGCAACGATAGCAGGGTGCAAACTTAGCTCTGCTGCAAATCGGTAAATCTCATTTTGGTCATTGGTGTTTTTAAAGGTAGCAGTACGCCATAAAACTTTAGAAATAAAACTTTGGTGTGCCAAGCGATCGGCCTGAATTTCAATATCTTCTAAGCTATCTGGTGCTGACTCCGAGTCAAACGAATCGACAATTGGCTCAATGAGTTTATCTTTATGAAGGCAAACATGCGCTAGCTCATGAAGTAAAGTAAACCAAAAGTTATCCAGCCTAGGTTGTCTTAGGCTAAGAGAGATAACGGGATATTTATTGGCAAGCATAAATGACGCACCATCTACCTTGGTGCCTTCTAGCGCAGGCTGGTAAACCAGAATAATGCCTTTATAGCCTAGAATTTCTGGCAAGTCAGCAATGACCGATTCATCGGGGCTTAATCGTGCTATTTCGCCAAGTTCTTCTTTGCTAATGCCTGTAAAGTCTGGCATTCCTTGATGTTCAATAAAAAATTGTTTTGCTTGTTCTTGAGATTTTGCCAGCCAAAATGCAAGCTTTGCATCGCTCGCTGTATCGTGTTTTCGATACAAGGTTTTCGACTGAATATAATTGGCAGAAAGGCTGCTGAGCTTCCATCCTTTAGCTTCTATTGCTCGCTTTGGTATTGCGTTCGCATGGTCGGCAATAAGGTTGTGCTGGTTAATGGCATTCTCTAACGAGTAACCGTCATCGTGACTGTTAACGCTAAAATCGTCCAATAATGCTGTTAGTTTGTTCATGACGTTATCAATGCTCTGGTTGCTTCTGCTGTAATTTCATAAAACTTTAGCACAGCACCTGTTGATTCGGTTTTGTCGTGTTCTGAGATATGCTTCATCCCTATTTTCTCATAAAACCCTTCTGCTTGGCGAATGGCGTGCAGGTTAAATCCATATTTTAATTTTAGGGTATTGACGCCATAACTGATCGCGCATTGCATCAACGTAGTGCCAATGCCAGTATAGCGTTTTGGCGCAAGTGGGTTAGTCGTGTTCCAAGGGGCAGAGGAAAGATACTCAATATAAAACACTTCTCCTGCTTCTAGCTTTGCTCCAGAAGGGTGGCTGATAATGCATATTCCTTGAACTTCGTTTTCAATTATCAGATAAAACCAAACCTTGCTTTCGTCTTTAAAGTGAATCGACTTATTGAACCAGTTCCAATGATAGCCACCAAATTGCAATCCTTGAGCTTCCCGTATGTAGTCTTCATGAGGCATTTGTTTTAAGCGCTCGATAATGCTATCGAAAAAACCTTTCCACTTATCATCACACCAGATAGCAAGCTCGGGGTTTACGCCCGTTTGAATATGGTATTGTGTATTACCATGCGAAAGTATCCCTGTTTCAACCACTGTTATCGGTACGGGGACCTTGACCTTTCCACTTGCTATTTGCTGCCTGATCGCTTCAATTGACATGCATTAACTCATCTTGTTAAGTGTTTTTGCAATTTCCAGCAGCGCTTCTTTTTGCTCTGGTGATTGTTGTTTCATAATGGCTAAGACTTGTTGCTCTAGTTCATCCATCGTAATCGTTCGTTCGTCTGCATGATTGTTTTGCACAATTTCATGCTCATCATGCAACTGATCCATCCACCCGTGAGGAAGAGATAGCGCGGTTTCGATTCTGCGAGCCATTCCATTGCCCATGTTTTTATCTGGATGTCTATCGCTTCTTATAACACTAAATACAGTCGGTGAAGATCCGATTAGGTTTGCAATTTTTGCAGCACTTCCGTGTTTTTTTATCAATACCTCAAGGTTTAAAAGCCTTATTTGGTGCATGTCCATAACCAATCCTTTTGTTAAGCCTAAGTTTATTGATGTTTATGTTTTTAGTAAACGACAAAAAAGATAAACATTTTGTTGTTTTTGATTTATCTTTTAGATAAACTATTGGCATGAAAACACTAACCGACATTCCAACAAGCAAACTGGCTGAACTTTTAGGGTCGCTGAATAGCTACGCTAGCAATATGAAAGCAGGGCGCGTTAAGCCGTCTGCAAAGATTGCCCAACAAATTAACGCGGCTTTCGGTGTCCCTCTTTACGAGCTTAGACCAGACATTTACCCGCGTCATTTGTTTGAAGCCAATGATGCCAGTGAATCCAATCAACAACAACGTCCTATTGAACATGAGGCGAACGTATGAACATTAAAGATGCAATGCACCATACAGTGCATGATTACCAAGGCGGTAGTGAAAGCTTAGGACCACGCATGGGCATTATCACAGCAGTGTTGCGGAATAAAGTAAACCCTAACAGCACAAGTCATCACTTAACGCTCATCGAAGCAGATAAGATGATGACCATGACGGGCGACCTGCGCATCCTAGATGCGCTTGCGCGTAATCACAATCACGTCATCGTGCCAGTTGTGCCAGACGATAGCGTGAGCGATATGGCGATTCTTGAACTTGTCACAAGCGTATGGCGTCGCAACGGAGATGTCGGCAAGTCGGTAGACGATGCGCTTGCCGATGGCCGCATTACCAAGAGAGAACTCGAAGATATTAAACAATCCATCCATCGCGTAGAGCAAGCCATGCACACCATGCTTGCACGCATTCAGCAGATTGCCGAATGAAACCCCGCTCCCCATTTTATTTGAGCGGTGCTGTTGCGATAGACCTGCAACCAACCTCAACGTTAGCACTTATACCAGCGGTTGACCGTCGGGGACCCTGCCTATATGGGGTGTTCACGGGTGGAAAGGCTCGCGGGATTTTTCTAGGTAGAGCAGTCTAAACATGGGCAACTACGTTAACTATCAAAACGTTATCGATCAGCTTCTGGCATTTGGCTTGCTGGTTGATCGCCTAGAAGTTGGTCGGTCAAGCACTAAACGCGTCAAAGTCGATACCGCAAAATGCCCAGTTGATCGTGAAAAGTGGAAAACGGCAGGCTGGTACAAATTAAACGAGTTCACTATTGAAGGGTCCATATACATTGTTGGTTCGTTCGGATACTGGAAGGGCTCGGACAACAACGCTCAGAAGGTAGAATGGAAAAAAGAGTGGGTCGATAACCTGACTTCAGAGCAAAAGCAAGCAATGGCTGACGCTCATAAGGCATCGATCAAAAAAGCAGAAGAAGAGCGCAAGCGTGAAATCGAGCATTGCGCTAATCAAGCGCAAACCAACTGGCTAAAACTCAAAACAGAAGGCGAAAGCAGCTACCTTACCAAGAAACAGGTAGGCGCATTCGGGGTTAAGTTTCATCCGAAAAAAGATACAATCGTCATTCCTGTTCAAGACATTAAAGGCAAGCTGTTTGCCTTGCAGATCATTCGTGGTGGATTAAGCCAAGACAGCAAAATTCCAGCAAAACAGTTCTGGCCACGCGGATCAGAAATCAAAGGTCATTTTCATGTCATCGGTACGCTTTCGGGCGCTAAAACCATTTTCATTGCTGAAGGATATGCCACAGGTGCCAGTGTCCACATGGCGACTGGTTTTCCTGTTGTGGTTGCGTTCAACGCCAATAACCTAACACCTGTGACCAAAGCAATCGCAGCGGCGCATAAATACGCGCAAATTGTGATTTGTGCTGATGACGACTATTTGAGAGAGTGCCCACACTGTAAAGAGTGGACGCTAGCTGAAGATCCAAATTGTTCACATTGCGGTAAGCCACACAAAAAACGTAATGATGGTGTTTACTGGGCTGAAATAGCAGCTACCTCTGTTGGTGGTGCTTGGGTTAAGCCAGATTTTATGGTTGCGAGTGTCGATATCCGCAACAGCGAAAAGCTCACCGACTTTAACGATTTACACGTACATCCGCAAGGCGGATTGCACTTGGTTACTTCCCAACTTGCACAGTATATCGGGCAAACACAGCCACAGCCGAAAACTGCAACAGTGGTGGGCGGTGCGCAAACGGGGGAAGGGGATCGCCGTCAGGCGGTGTCGGTTATGTCCATTGACGAAATCGTGCAGCGCTTTATCCACGTTGATGATGATTTAGGCGACCACGTTTACGATACGTGGACGCGAAGCGTTGTTAAGACGAAAAAGGTTCAATCTCTGTTGCCGCCAAAGGTGCGATGGGAGGAGATAAAGTCAAATCATATTTGGCAGAGCAGGGCAGTTTATCGAGATCAGATTGGCTTCGATCCGACTGGTAATGATAGCAATATCGTTTGTAATCGATGGAAGGGATGGCCAACAAAGCCCGCTAATCTAGCAAAGCCTGAAGATGGATGTTCGCAGCTGCTTTGTTTGCTTTTCACGCTATGCTCTGAAGAAACCAATAAACCAGTTAATGGCGAACAAGCGGTATTCCAGTGGATTATTAAGTGGCTTGCGTACCCGATACAAAACCCAGGCGCAAAGCTAGACACAGCGCTTATCTTTCATGGTCCACAGGGAACAGGCAAAAACTTATTTTTTGGTGCGTATGGCGAAATATACGGTGAGCACTTCTCACTAATCACTCAAGACACAATGGAAGATCAATTCAACAGCGATTGGGTAGATCAAAAACTGTTTGTATTGGCTGATGAAATTGTTGCGATGCAAGAACGTACACACGTCAAAAACAAGCTTAAAACAATGGTTACGGGCAAGACCGTTCGTATCAACCAGAAGATGATTGCGGCCTATACCGAAAAGAATTTTTACAACATGGTTTTTCTTTCTAATGAGTTAAACCCTGTTGTGCTTGAAAAAAACGACAGACGATATTTGGTGGTTTGGACACCAGAAAAGCGCGGCAAGGACTATTACCAAGATGTTAAAGACGAGATTGATAATGGTGGCATTCAGGCTCTACATCAGTTTTTGCTAAACGTCGATTTGACTGGTTTTAATCCCAATGCAAGCCCACCAATGACTCACGCAAAGCAAGATTTAATTTATTTGAACTTGGATGCGCCACAGGCTTTCTATCATCAGTGGATGGACGGCGATGTTGGCATCCCATTCATGCCATGTGATGTTGAACTTTTGTTTTCGATTTACCAAAAGTGGTGCTTTAAAAAGGGTGAGCGTTACCCTGGAAACGATAGGCGCTTTATTGCCAGTCTTGGTGGCTCTGGTGCCTATTCTGAAAAGGAGCATTACTTTACCACCTACAACAAAGAAAAAAGCTCTCGTAAGTCGTTCATTATCCCTAAATACGATGATTATCTGGTCGCAAAGGCGCTTGGGGTTGATTGTGCGCATCCGAAAGATGATGAGATGAATGGCGGAAAGTCTAAACGCGATATGTTTACGACTTATTTTGTCGAAACTCGGAGGATTGCAAATGAAGAGCTGTAATTCTGTATTTTCTAATCGTGTACCTGTCATGTACCCCACTTGTACCCGTTCCTGTACCCCTAAGAACCGCATATTTGCATGGTTTGCACCCCTTGTACCCCAATTGCGTGCGCGCACACGTAACGCATTAATGTTCATTAATAAAAATACTAATCATATCTCGCGCGAGGCTATAAGTGTATTTATGGGTACAGCGGGTACAAACGTAGTGTTTATGCACCTTACAGGGGTACAGGAACGGGTACAAGTGGGGTACACAATGGGTGCAGATAAAAATAAGGAGAAAAAAGCAATGATTGAGACTAAAGCCCAATTTGCTAAACGCCTTGGCGTGAATAAATCAACAGTCACTCGTTATGGGCAGGCTGGTCGCTTGGTGCTTGCACTTAATGGAAAGGTTAAGGTTGAGGAAAGTTTGCGCCTTATCGCCTCCACAAAAGGCGCTAGATTGGACGTAAGCGAAAAACACGGGCAAAACCACCAATCGTTGCAAACAGACGCAACAGGCGTTGCTGATGACGATATGGGCGCAACTATTGAACTCGTTGGCATGGACAGAGCGCACCTGAAAGCGAAAACGCTTAACTACGGCAACAAGATGCTAGAGTTGGAAGCGGCTAAATTAGCGGGTTCGGTGCTGGATAAAGAGGAGTTTTTAAAACAGGTCGGATTAAACGGTCGCTCGTTTCGTGTGGGCATGGAACGCCTGATCGATAACCTAGCGCCTGTATTGGTGAATGTGCATGGCTATGAGGCGCGTCTGGCGACGATTAGCGGTGCTGTGAGTGGTGAATTTTTATGATTAAATTTGGCTCAGTTTGCAGTGGAATTGAAGCAGCATCCATTGCGTGGAATCCTATCGGGTGGGAGGCGGCTTGGTTTTCTGAGATTGAACCTTTTCCGTGCAAAGTATTAGAACACCACTACCCAACAATTCCAAACTATGGCGACATGACTTTATTGCCTGAGAGAATTCGGAGTGGAAGCATTGAAGTGCCTGATATTTTTTGTGGCGGCACGCCATGCCAAGCATTTAGCGTTGCAGGAAAACGGCAATCACTTGATGATGCCCGTGGAAACTTAACACTTACATTTTGCGAGATAGCAGATGAGCTGGATACAACAAGACTTGTTCGCGGAGAACAGCCGACAATCATTTTCTGGGAGAACGTGCCCGGAGTTCTTAGCACCAAAGACAACGCATTTGGGTGCTTTCTTGGACAACTTGCCGGTGAAAATTGTGAGTTACAACCGCCAGGGGGGAGATGGTCGAACGCTGGTTGCGTGCTTGGTCCCAAAAGAGCAATCGCGTGGCGGGTCACAGATGCCAAATATTTCGGAGTGGCCCAACGACGCCGACGTGTGTTTGTTGTCGCAACAGCTCGAAACGACATTGATCCCGCCGCGATACTTTTTGAGTTCGACGGCGTGCGCAGGGATATTGCGCCGATCCCAGAAGCGCGAAAAGACACTCCCTCAGATGTTGGAGAGGGCTTTACGGCAACAAGTTTCGCACAATACAGCGCAGGAGTTGGCACATTAAGGGCTAACGGCGGTGATTTAGGTGGAGGGAGCGAGACGCTTGCGGTGTTAGCCAGTGGCGCGGGAGCGGTCGGCACTTTGGGGGCGGCGCAAGGGCAAAAGTTGTGGTTAGGCAACCAAGAAGCATTCAGCGGTGATTTCCACGTAATCCACGGAACGCAAGACCCATGTGTCAGTGAAAGCATTGCCTTTGCGCTTGGTCGTAATAACGGCGGTGAGAATGTTGTTTGCTACGGATCGGCTGGTAATACTATTGGGCGAAAGCCAGAGAATGGCGGAAACGGTAATGGGTATGGTTTTGAGGTTGGTTATACCCTGACAAAAACAGATATTCACGGCGTTTGCTCTTTCACTTGTTCGGAAGTTGGCCCGACAATGGGATCCAGTGGCCCACCATACAGCCGAACGGGTAATGAGCGTGTCGAATCAGAAGCGCTTGCGATAACGGGTATGAAAGTTCGCCGCTTGACTCCTGTCGAGTGCGAGCGTTTACAGGGATTCCCTGATGGCTATACCGACATCAAACCGAACGGCAAGCCTACACCTGACGGCCCAAGGTATAAGGCTTTGGGCAACTCGTGGGCAGTGCCTAACGTTCGGTGGATTGGTGAGCGAATTAATAAATATATGCAGTTAGGAGTTAGATAATGCCAACCCTAGCACAAGCCCAACTCGAACGCGACCGCATTAAGGCAGACAAGGCAAAGCGCGATTACGAGAGCGCATTGGATAACAGCGTTCGTAAAATCGACGCTGACTGGTTTACCGAAATTCAAAAGCGCGTGTGTGCCGATCACTTGCGCGAGTTAGCGAAATTGATGCTTGACGCGGTTGGCAATGAGAAAGACGAAACACGCATCCATTACCTGATGAGCGATTGCGCCATCGATTGGCTGCGTGACTTGGGTAATGCGGTCGAGTCTGCTGCTGGTGAAAAAATGGCGTTTGCTGGAAGGGCGTTTAAGCGTACCAGCAAGCCGCGTGACCTGTTGACGGTTAGTCAGTGGGCAGAGCGCTACCGTGTCATCGAGTCTGGCAGTAACGCGCCTGGGCGTTGGGATAATAGCAGAGCGCCACACGCAAGCGAAATCATGGACAGCTTGAGCGAGCATAGCCCTGTTCGCACCGTCACCTTTCTGAAAGCGTCTGGTGTATCTGGTACCGAAGTGCTTTTGAATTGGATTGGGTACAACATCCACCATGTTCAAAAGGACATGATGTTTGTGGTTCCAACGCTTGAACTGCGCGACCGTACTTTCAACCCAAAGCTGGATAAGCTGTTTAAAGAAACACCTGTGTTGGCGGAATTGGTCAATACCAAAAGTCGTGCGACAAGCAACCGCCAAGACTTAACCGAAGTTGGCAATATGCGCCTGATTAAGTCTGGGGCTAATTCGCCTGACTCGTTACGTGCCGAGCATATCCCCTACGTGGCAGCGGACGAAATCGATGCTTTCCCGTGGGACGTTGGTGGTGAGGGCGATCCGAAAACCTTGATAGAAAACCGTCAAAAGACGTTTAGCCGCGCGAAAAGCTTTTATGTGTCCACCCCGACCACCGACGGCACCAGCCACATCGAGCAAAGCTTTTTAGAAGGCGACCAGCGTCATCGGTTAGTGCCGTGCCCGCATTGTGGACACTTTCACGAACTCGAAATGAAGCACTTTCACTACAAAACCAGCGATGCAAGTGAAAACCTGACGAAAAAACAGGTAACAGAAGCTTACTTTGCTTGTCCTGAATGTGGCGGCATTATCGAAGAGGGCATGAAAAATGCCATGCTTGAGTCTGGGCGCTGGGTGCCAAGACAACCGCACGTCAAAAACCACCGCTCGTACAAGATCACCAGCTTCTACATCAAGTTTGGACTTGGTTTGACGTGGAAGCAAATCGCGCAAAAGTGGGTCGATGCCCAAGGTGACACCAGCAAATTAAAAGCCTTTGCGAATACTTACCTTGCCGAGTCGTGGAAGGAAAGCGGTACCAGTATCGAGCCGCACCAGCTTATCGGACGACTAGAGGATTACCCAACAAACCCGATGCCGCTGGTTACGGTGGCTGGGGTCGATGTGCAAAAGAACCGTTTAGAGATGAGCGTGTTTAAGTTTGCAGAGGATGAGGAGTGCTGGGCGGTCGATCACATTATCCTGGGCGGTGATCCTGCGATGCCAGAGGTTTGGGAAGAGTTGGCAAACGCGCTGGACCAATACAAGGTGCAGGTGGCGGGTATCGATAGTGGTTACTTGACCGATATGGTGCAGGACTTTTGCGAGAGTCGTTTGTGGTGCATACCCGTGAAAGGCGAGGACGGGGCGCATCGTCCTGTGATTGAGGATGAACGAAAGCGCATGAGCCGATTGCGTTACCGCCGCAAGCGCGGACGACCTGTTGAGATTATCGGGACGTTTTCGGCTAAAACACTCATTGATGCGCGGCTACGTATGCCGCAACATGGCGCGGGTTATATACATTTTGCCAACAACGGCAATTTTGACGATAACTATTTTGAGCAACTCACAGCAGAGCACCTAGTGACCAAGATGAAAGCGGGTAAAAGTTTCACCAATTGGGAAAAGCGCCGAGAACGGAACGAAGCGTTGGATTGCGCCGTTTACAGTTTGGCGGCGTTTAGGCTTGCGTCTAGCATTAAGGCAAAACTGAAAATGCAGACGATTTATCCGCAAGATCAAACCAATGCGGCACCAGCCGCAGCACCACAGCCAAAAGCTCGGAGGAAGTGGAAGTGAAACCTGAAGAATGGGTTAACCTGATTGGTTACCGAAACGCCAACCGCGTTTTTTTGTCTTACGGTGGTCGCAGCGTGCATGTGCCTAAGTTCCCACACGCGGAGCATCCGCTTGCGAAGTTGATCGGACTTGATATGCTTAATAAGCTGTCTGACATTTATCCAAGCGAGCTGTTGTTTGTCCCGCGTATGAATGCCGTGTTAGAGGATTTTAAGCAATATTTTGGTCTACCCAAAAAACACAAGTGCCGCCGTGGGGTGTTTCTGGTTGGGCATCAGAAAACCATGTTTGACTAATGGCAATCAACGAGCTGAAGGATAGTATGGCGGTTCATGTGCTGGTGCATCTTGCCATTAAGAACCTGAAGCGGTGGGTATGGGCGCGGGAGGATGTTGAATCGTGGCTGCTGGGCATGGATGCAGAGACGCAGCAGGAAGTTAGGGATAAGATGAATGATGTTTTACGGAAAAAATATATTTAAAATGTTTTGACAAATAGAAATAATGAGACAGATGATGAATAAAGTACATGGACTAACAGGTCGCCCATCTAACGCAAAAAAATACAATCCAAAAGAAGGGATTGTCACTATGCGCGTCAGCATGGATAAAAAGTCGGAGTTGGTTTAGATCGCTAGACGTCAAGGGCTGTCACTTGCGAAGTTTATCGAGCAAGCGATCGAAGAGAAAATAAAGCTAGACGCTCAAGCGCCCGCTAAATAATCCGCCATCTGCCTCTCATCAACAATCAGCAAACCATTTCCCTCTTTTCTTAAGGTGATGGCTTCCTCAATCTTCCTGCCGAACGAACTAAAAGCCCAGTCCTTCGATGCCATGCCGCCAACAATGAGCAAATCAGCAACTCCATTGACGTGACGTGACTGGGTTGCGCCGAAACTTTCGATCAATGTGCCCATCTGTTTTCGGCTCATGGTGTAAAAGTTTCCAGTTAGAACAAAGCGCTTGCAGTACAGGTTAAATTCCTTTGGTAGGGTATCAAATGGAATATTTGCAGTCATTCCATCAATGACACCATGTTCGTGAATTGACCCTCCAATGATACGATTAAGCTCAATTTTAAGCGCATTCCTCTGTTCTTGAGTGATGTTGTTAAAGTCCTTAATATTGGTCAGTATGTCATTTGTAGCGGAGAAGAGTGGATTTATGTGCGATGAGATAAGGTTGTGCAAGCTTTCTATTTCGGTATTATTTAAAACATCATCAGCTAGCAAGCCGCGAACAACACCGATAAGTCTATTTGTGATGTTTTTTTCATCAGTGGTGGAAATCTTTGTGAAGACAACTTCGTTTTCTATCGCGAGCTGAATCAGTTCCGCGAGTGTTTCTTTGTGATGCTCTGACATGACATCATCGTTTTTAGCTTCAGAAAGCGCATCAATGATTTCATTGTAGAATGGCATCATGTTAGCATGTTTTTGCTCTCGAATCCAAAGATCAAAGAAGTCTAATTCGCCTTTTGTAATGTAGTTATCGGCAACCAGGCCAGTGGCAATTCCTATTAGTGAGTTGAACTCTTTTTGAAAGTTTGCGGATGCGTGGAATCCAGTTTTTTCATTTTTATCAATCATAATTAATCACCAATAAGGTGGCTATTTATTAGATATTTCAACTGGCACTCTTTCATACGCATGGGCGTTTCTTCTGCAAGAAGTTCATACGATCCAGTCATTAGTGCGCTAACAAGCCCATTTGCACTAGTAGAATAAAATCCAGTATAACGTTTTGACTCTGTATTAAACTCTACGATCAGCAGATCATCGGAATTTATGTCTACAATTTGAAGAGATATCGGTTTTGTTTTATGACGGAAAACATAACCAACATAAAAGCTGTCGTATTGGTCTATTTCCTTATTAACACCCCAGCCATAGATTTTGTGTTTAATCTCTTTGGTGGCTTGTGATTTTGCTTCTTTTTCAGGGACACCTTGTCCGACAAGTTCGAGTGTTCTGGCTGCACGTAAAGGGGCGTTTTTATCAGCGTCAAGCCAAGACCCAAAGAAAACACCAAATATTCCGTGTTGCGCCTTGTTAATTTCAAAAGCCAAGTCTTCGAATAGCTTTTCTGGTGGAACGCTTAGGCGAGTGCTTCCACGCTTAATTCTGTACTCATCAAACATATCAATAACCTTTCTTTTGCGCTATGTGACACTACTATCATTGTCAAACCACTTTCTAGCGTTTAAAACACCAATCAACTCTCAATCATCTGGTCCATATCATCCTAATAGGCATCCTCGAGCATTGGCGACCGATCACAACCCAGCCAAATACTCACTCATCTGCCTTTACTCGATAATCAGCAGTGGCATTCCTTCTTGTCTAAAGGCGATGGCTTCCTAAATTTTTCTACCTGCAAATACTTTCACAAGGAACACCGTCATGGTCTCTATCCAATCTGCTAACTCTGCACTGTGTTAAGTAAAACCTTGCTTCGGCGCAAGATGACATTTCTCCACACTTAGACTTTCCATCACATGAAAATCCGCTATTCTTTTTAACAGCATCAGCTTTTTGGTTTTCTTCCTGCTGTTTTTTGTTTTTAGAGCCGCCTTTTCTCCAGTCCCACGGCGGCATTATTTCTGAATCTGGCAATGACCACAGACCTAGCTTGTGCGATTTTGCAGAAGCCTCGACTTGTAAAAGACTCTTGTCTTTTAAATATTGCTTATAAGCCCATGCGTTGCCAGTTCTTACCATTTCGGCATTAACGTATTCGGAGCCAAGATAAATTTTTCCGACACTTCTGCCGTAACGATCATTTTCAATGACATCTACCGTAACAGTTTTTCCAAAAACGAGACTCGATAGATATTGCTTTGATTTATACCCATAAGGCTGCGCTGATTCAGGAGCGTCAATTTCTGCCAAACGAACTTTTATTTGCTTGTTCTCATTAGTTAAAAAAGTAACTGTATCCCCGTCGTGCACACCAACAACTTTCCCATTTACTTCAATAGAAAAAGACGTTGCTGCATAAAAAGTCATTAAGAAAACAATTAGTTGCTTTATTGTGGTGTTCATTCTGTTCTTCCCGATTTAATTGCAACTTACATATCGCTTTTTGCCGCTGCTGGTGTAAACATAGCACCCACCTCTAGGCCCTATGTTGATCCCTTGGTTTGATGATGATTGTCCCGTTGAAGTTGTTCTTTGTTGATTTTCCGCGTGTTGGATTTGCGATTGCAAATCTGATATTTTTTTATCAAGTTCCGCTATCTGAGCTTTTAAGTCATCTATCTCTTGCTGTTGTTTTGTGATTAGCAGTTTATTTTGTAGCTCTGATTTTTTGGATGAGTATTTTTCAAGCTCTTGTTTTTGCGTGTAAACGCTATTGTAGTTATGTGTGCTTGGTGGCACTGATGTGCAGGCGCTAAGTAAGGCTATCGCTGCAATAATAATAAATTTCTGCATGTTATTTTGCTCCTTTAAAAATGCAATTTTGATTTTAGCATATTAGTTTGACAATTCGATAAAAGCTGGTATTATTTAAGCGTATCCTATAAATAGGGTACACGGACTTCGCATTCCGTTTCAACTAAGGGTAGACACGTAAGCCCTATTAGGGCTTTTTTAGTTTCTACCACAGCACACACTCTATGAGTGGTACGTGTTGGGCAGCCGTAAGGCTGGCCGTTTCTTAGTTGCGGTAATGCGAACCCGATACGTACTGCTCACCCTATTCGCATGGGGCAGCAGTGAAGCAAAAAAACTAAGAGGTGTTTCACCATGTACAAACTCGTCCCTATTGCGGGCACACGCATGTGTCACGTAATTAAAGTCGCACAACCAAGCGCAATTCAACAAATTACCACCGCATTAAAAACCCTTGCACGCGATTACTGTATCGCCATTGGGGTGCGTCATGTCTAAAACCATCACCTACCAACAAACCCAACAAATCATTAATGGCATCGACCGTGCGCTCATGGGCTGGTGTTACGACAGCGGCGACAAAAGCGAATTTATGAACGCCATCCGCGTCAAATTCAATGTGCGCCACATATCCGAACTGCCTGCCGAAGACTTTACCGCCATCGTCTCGTTTATCAACGAACTGACCGAACGCTCATACATACTGCTCAAAATCTTGGCAGAATTTAAGCAATACGCACTCAGAGAAGTCGTCATGGGTGGTGCGCCATTTACGCAGGTCATCATCAACAACTACAAAAAACAGTTCGACACGCTACCAAAAGCCATCAACTGGCCAGAGATGGTCAGCGAATTGCAGCAAGCCAAACAGCGGGCGTTAATTGTTGGCGCGGAGGTGTAGCATGTTAGATCTTCGCACCATGACCCACAACGGAACAGCGGTGGCTTATGCCACCTTGCCCATGTACATGCTCAACGCAGTCTTGCAGCAAGACAAGCTCACCCCAGCCGCCAAATTGGTATTTATTAGGCTCATGGCATACGCCAGCGCCGTCAACACCAGCACCTTTGCCATCACCGTCGCATGGGTCGCTAAAAACACAGGACTATGCCGAAAAACAGCCGCCACCGCCTTGGCATCCTTAACCACTCAAGGCTACGTCAACGCAAACGGCATCGTCTTCAGCACACCACCCGAAAAAACCAAGCGGGCAACACAAAACCATTTTCCTGACGCCACGAAAATGGTAGAACCAGACATCACACCTGCAGACATCGAAATCGACTTAGGCATCGACCTAGAAGCAGGGCTAGGCTTAGACCTAAACGTCGATTGCGACATCGATCAATTACCCAACCCATCGCTAGACATCGACTTAACACTGGATGAAACCACAGACATCGGCAGCCAATTAAATGACATGCTACGCAGCCTTGGCAGCACAAAGCGCGTGGAAAAAATTTCCCAACCAGTGAGTAAAAATTTCCCACAAGTGGGTAAAAATGTCTCATCCCATATAACAATCTCTAATAAACAATCAGAAATAAAACACTCCAGCACGCAAAACAAAAAAAGTGTGACTGTTGTTGGGGTGTTACCTTCGACTTCGCCGAGAAGGTTTGTTGAAAAGAGCAAGCCCAAACCACTGGCAAGCTTTTTGCAAAGTGTGCAAGTCGGAAAACCAAAGCCAACCAAACTAACCGCTCAGCACCAAAGCTACGTCGCCAAAGCCCTGCAGCGCATGAACGTTAGCAGCCCCAGCGAACGCAGCCGCTACCAAAGCGAAATCGCCTACGCTGCCACACAAGGGGCGTTCAGCGAAACCTACAGCCACACACCGCTCAAAGCCATCCGCGCCTGCCTAAACTTGGTAGAAGCAGGGCGGTGGAAGGCGAATGTGGGGATGTATTAAGCCTAATTTTTTGTAACGCTAAATAACACATTTTTAAGTTTTGTGTTGCCATAATAGTTGCATAAAAGGCTATTATTCAGGTAAATATTTCTATTGCCTGATGGGTATAATGGGCGCATGAATATTGAAGATTTTACCAACTGGTTTTTATCGGCTACAAAACAAAGTGAATCCTTTGCTTTTGCAGAGCTAGCACCAAACATTGCAGAATTGATCGGATCAACCTGTTCAGTAGTGCTGTTTTCTGGTGAAAATGCGGTTAAGCAGCGAGATAAGCATCCGGACTTGAGTATTGATGTGTATCAAATGATTGCAGAAAACATTAGTCAACCTGATGCGCTCGTGCGTAAAGATAACGGTCATAAGCTTGTTTTTTTCTTCATTGCTGAAAAGTGGTATGAAGCCATTATTAAAACAACCCGTGACAAGAGCGAGGTTTATTTAGTATCGATTTATCGTTCAGATGAAAGAAAATTATGGAAGGAAGCGGCTAAGGGAGAGTTAGTTTATGATGGAAGAAAATAAAAAGGGGTCACTCAAGCCCCTTTAAAAATCTGCGTGGCGGACTCGGATACCCACCAATTTACCAAGTTAGCAAGCTAACAAGTTTAGAACTTTTTGGGTGTTGAGTTTTACACCCTCAGCTATCGCGCCGAGACAAATTTTGCCGCAGACGAACTCTATTATCGTTAAACTTTATTAAATGTCAACAACACATTAGTCAATTCATTAGCATTTGCTTGCCGCACAGGTTTTTAACCGCCAACCTGCCTAACATGGTCGCATGATAACACCATGAGAGGCATCTATGTCACAACCAAGCCAATTCGATATCGCCCGCGCCATGCTTAAAGTGCATGAGGGGCTGCGCTTAACCGAATACACCGACACGACAGGTCATAACACCATCGGCTACGGCTGGAATCTAGATGCTAAAGCTTTGCCAGAAGGCATTGGCAAAATCGTCGATGGCAAGCTCACGATTACCGAAGTGGAAGCAGAACAACTATTAGACATGGCGATGTTATCGCACTGGGGCAACCTTGTTTCAGCGTTACCTTGGGTACTAAAGCTAGGCGAGTGGCGACAAGCCGTATTGCTCGATATGGCATTTAATATGGACATCCCAGCCCTGCTCACTTTCAAGAACACCCTGAAGTATATTGAAACTGGGCGCTACGGCAACGCCAGCGAAGGCATGCTTAATAGTAAGTGGGCAAGTCAAGTTAAGCGTAGAGCGATAGTCCTTAGCGATATTATGCTCAATGGCAAAATGAACAACCATTATTTGCTTGAGTATGGTCTTGGCGGTTGGGAGCACTTCTAATGCAGATAGATATTAACCTAACAAGCGTACTTGGCTATGGCTTTCTAGCACTAATGAGCGTCATCACTTATCTGTTAAAACAGGCGGTAGATGGGATTAAAAAGCAGATCGAAACTCTGCAAGAAACAGATAAAAAGCTTTCTGATGATATCCATAATTTGGAGATGTCTGCAATTACCCGTAACGACTTTGAAAGCTTTCGTAAAGAGGTTAAAGCCGATCACGAAAAGATTTATGACCGACTTAATGATTTATTTAAGGGGGCTAAGTAATGTGGGATCAAATTGGCAGTTTTCTTAAAGACTATGGCGGCAGTAGTGCGGCGCTTGTTGGCTCTTTGCTCACGGGCAATGTGCCTGCTGCGTTTGCTGCAGGGCAGGCGTTAGTCGCAACGGCAACAGGAACAACAGACCCAGAAAAAGCTTTGCAGTCTCTGCAAAGCAGTCCTGAAACGGTACTACGACTGCAAGAACTTGCTAACGCCAACGAAGCTGATATTCGCCGTCACTTAGAAGCGATGACGCTGGCTGAACTGGAAAGCAAAAAAGCCGACCTAAACGACGCACAAGCCAGTCATTCCCAAACGCAAGAAACCATCCGCAATGGCGACAACAGCGAAGATAAAGACATTCGCATGGTGCGCCCGACAATGGCAAAACAGTCTTGGTATGCAACCTTGGCTTATGCCTTTATTGTCGTTGGATCGACATTCACAAAAACAGTCCTGCCTTTTTCGCTAGAGCTTGCCATGATCCTTTCAGCGCCAGCGTGGGCATATCTAGGGCTTCGATCTTGGGACAAATGGGGTAAACGATGAGCACAAAAGCCGAACAACGCCTTGCGCTTTATCAACAGGCGCTAGATGACCTTGCCACGGGTAAGCGTGTGGTAGAAATTGTGAACGATGGTGAACGGGTTCGCTTTAGCGATGCCAACATCGATCAGCTGCGCAAGATGGTGCAGGATGCCCGCCAAGCGGTGATTCGTCAGCAGCAAGGTAAAAAAATACAATACTGGGGTTATGGGGGTAGAGAATGAATATACTGAGCGGGTTACGCAAATTATTCACGCCAAAAGCGCAATACGATAACGCTAAATTGCCAACCAAGCGCAAGGCTGGCTGGGACTACACCAATGCCAGCGCATCGGGTGCAACATCGCCATTCATGCCCGCGCTTAAAAACCGCGCCCGTGCCGCCGTGCGCAACGACCCTTGGGCAGCGCGTGCCTTAGAGTCGATGGTGAGTAACCTCATTGGTACGGGAATCACCCCGCGACCAGCCACAAAAGACGAAGCCTTACGCGCTAATCTGATCGAACTTTGGGATGAGTGGGCTTGTGAATGCGACAGCACGGGTGTGTTGGATATTTACGGTATTCAGGCATTGGTAGCGCGTGCTTGGTACGAAAGCGGCGAAGTGTTTATTCGCTTACGCCCACGCTATGCCGAAGACCTAGAAGTGCCATTGCAGTTACAGATTATCGAATCGGATCAGGTCAGTTATAAAAACGAGGTGCTGGACAATGGGCATGTTATTCGCTCTGGAATTGAATACGATGTGATTGGTGCGCGTGTCGCCTACTGGATTCACCCCAACCACCCAGGCGACACACTGGCACAGAAGCAGGGCGACAATAACGAGCCGAAACGCATCCTAGCGTCTGAAGTGTTACATGTCTTCAAGCCATTACGACCAGGGCAAGATCGTGGGGTTACGCTATTCGCGCAGGTGCTTGCCAAACTCGAAAGCTTAAACAAGTTTGATGATGCGGTATTGTTTCGTCAGGAATTGGCGAATTTGTTTGTGGCGTTTATTCGTCAAAACCCAGACTTAGCACCCGTGCTAGAAACGGAAACAGGCGAAGAAATTAACGCCGCTGATGTGATCGAAGAGACCATGTTAAAGCCAGGTGCCACGCGTATTTTAGAGCCTGGCGAAGACGTATCATTCAGCACGCCACCCGATGCGGGGAGCAATTATAACGACTTCACTCGTCAACAGATCATGAGCCTTGCCGCTGGCTTTGGCTTGCCTTACGAGTTGCTATCTGGTGATTACAGCCGAGTGAATGATCGTACCATCCGCGTGGCATTAAACGACTACCGACGCAAGTTGGAATCTGACCAGTGGAACATCATCATTGCCCAATTCTTAAAGCCATTGCGCAAAGCATGGGTCGATGCTGCCATCCTTAACGGGCATATTACGCTTGAACAGCGCAAAGAATCCATTGCCACCCATTGGACGCCACACGCACACGCCTATATTCATCCTGTGCAAGATGTGCAAGCAAACATTGCAGCGCGGTTAAGGCAGGCTTTAAGTCTCGCGCCGAAGTGATCCGAGAGCGCGGTTACGATATTTCAGAAATCGATGATGAGCGTATGGCGGATACCAACGCGCCGAAACAATAGTTCTTACATTGGTACTTTTTGGTACTTTGTTTTACCGCCAATACTGGCGGTTTTTTATAACCATTTGTTGTGTCATATGCTAGAATTAGTAGGATAGGTTTGTGTTTGATGCATATTGCGTTCCTATTTTGACAGTTTAATTTCTTATGATGATGGTGTAACCCTATGATTGGCAAAGATAGTAAAAAGTACATAGCTCAAGTTGTCTTTGTGGTTGGCTATGCGCAAGATAAGTCAATCAGAAGAAAAATTGTTGATATCGAAGATGCATTAAAAGACTTGCTAGATGATAGTATTCCGCAGTCAAATCACATTTCTGATGACATGCCGCCACAGTTGCCTAGGATTGTTATTGAAAACAATCGTAAAGGATTGTCTATCAACTTTTCTCAAGTTGCTGCACACATAGTGATTAATGTTGACAATTCAAATGGTAAAACAATGGATGTCATTAAACAAAGTATTTACAAAAAGGTACATACTTTTTATGCATCAATTAAAAAAGTTATCGGAGAAGAAAATCTTAACGATATAGGAACGGTGATTGCTATTCGGTATCCGATTGAACCTTTTGGCAGGAACTTTTCTGAAGTGGCAAGATTTGTTCAAGAGCGATTTTTTAAGGTAAGTCCTTTAGGTGAGTCGGCTACAGCGGGATTCAATATTGGTTATAAAGATGCTGATAATTTTTTTGTTACATTAACTCTTGATATGTATCAAATGGCGATGGGAGAGATTAAAGATTTACCCATTGGTGTAACGATTGATATTAATACATTGCCTATTAGTGAGTCTGGAATCGAACTAAAGATTGATGTGAATAACAAGCCGTTTGGTACGACTATCGATAATATTGATAAAATTGAGTTGGATAAAGTGTTTTACTTTATAGAAAATAAACTCGATTCGTTTATTGGAGCATAGAATGAGTCGGTATATATCAATTACTCGGACATCTTCAACAGATATGGCGGATGTTGATCATGATGTTATTGTTAGACACCGCACTAATAGCGTTGCTAGTATGCCGACGCAAGATTTTGTGAATTCATGTAGATCCATTTTTGAACAGGATATTTCACTCCTAAGTCGTGTTATTGTTTGGCAACGTCGAACTATTGAATATAACGCCCTATATACGGCATTTCTATTGGATGCTATGACAGAGGAAGAGTTTGAAGAAGAATCTGAGAAGTTTTTAGTAAGAAAGCAACATGTTGATGTTTCTAAAATTGCATCTGAAATATCTAGAATTGAGAAATTAACAGGTCTTGAGTTTGATACTTCTGATTATGCAGGCTTTTTCAGCTGCTCTCAAGAAAACGTAATGCAGGGTATGGCATCATTAAAAGCGCAAGAGCGATTTTTATCAGTGCTACCAGAGCGATTAAGGTAGTATCCATGGCAACTAAATCTAATGTTTGTGCATCTATTGAAGGAAAAAAAGTAGCTTTTAGTACAAGGCAGTTCTTTTCTGTTCCGCCTGAAATGAATGAAGAACTAGGTGAGCGTATATATCCTTTTAAGTTGGGCATACATGGTTATGCGCAAATCCAAACGAGTTTGGATAATCCAGTAACAGAGCGGGTGTATCAGTCATCAATGATCGACAAAAATGATGACATTCAAGGTGGTAGTCTCGATGGTTGGTGCACTAAAGCGATTAAGCCGCCGAAAAAAGAAACGGGAGTTACTGGAACTCATAGCGCTTCTCAAGGAATAGTTAGTGGTCATGTGTATGTTCACATTCAGTCAGGTCATAGAGATCATATGCAAAGTGAAGATATTCAAAGACGACACCCAGAGATTCCATTAATTATTAATGAAAAAAGAATTAAAAACTAACTAAATCTCCCTTTTTATTTTTGTTTTAAAAATAGAACCAATGGTTTTTCGTACTTGTTTAAAAAATACCTTTGTCCAAAATTGGCACTTTGGAAAATTGATCGCTTCAGATAGCATAAATAGAGGCTTTCCTAAGGTGTTTTTGAATAGCCTCTTAGCAATTTTCTTTGTTCTACTTCCAGCGTAAAATGCATCATATTTTGTGTCTGACAAATAGTGCCTAAGCATACTTCTAAATTCGTCTATTTCAAAATCTATAGCGGCCATATTCCAATAGTATCCCCACGCATATTCTGCTCTTTGATTTTTTAACTCATAATGCAATATTGGGCTGCCTCCAGAAATGCGGATTTTTTTTGAGTCTGTACTATTTTCATCTATCAGGTATATATTAATTTTGTGGTAAATTGGTTGGTAACCAATATCTTTTCCAAAGTCAATCAATTGCGTAGCTGGTATAGACGCAGCTATTTTGAGTGTTGGTTTGTGTTGAACATTATAAAAATGTACTGTTTCTTGGAAGGATAAAAATAGCGAGTCTGCCTCTATGAGGAAAGAGATTTTGTTGACCGTTTTATCTTTATTATTCGTTCTTACTGCAACGTAAAAGTTTGTATCATGATCTAGAAAGGATGGAAGAGCATAAGCTATTTCAACATCAGCAGTAGCAGCTTTCCAGTTTTTCCAAATACTATGGTGTTGTGTGTATTCTTGATGAGACCATTGATATGTATCGTACAAAAGCCATTTTGTTATTTTTTCTTTAAACGTATTAACGATTAGAGCGACAGGTACAGAAAAAGAAAAATCGACCACAATATATTCCCCATTGATGTTCGCACTAGATTCTACCCTACACCTATTGACATTTACAACAGATGTGATAGATTTATATCACACCCCAACGGGTGTACTGGTTTGGTCGCCGGTCGTTTATCAGGGTAGCAAAGCGAAGCCCTAACTGGGCTTTTGTTGTTTCTACAATTCCATTCTATGAGTGGCTTGCATGGGATACCTTCGGGTATGCCAGCCCTGGTACTGGTCGACCAACCCATGCAAGTCGCTCACCCAATCTTTGGTCGGATTGATGAGCGGTATTTAACTATGCCAGGAGTCTAATCATGTCAAACGCTATTGCTGTATCTTTCAATAACCAAACCATCACCGCATTTTTACACAACGACACGCCTGTTGTTGCCCTAAAGCCTATTTGTGAAAACATGGGATTAGATTGGCGTGCGCAGCGTCAACGAATTTTGCGTCATCCTGTATTATCTAAAGGGGTGGTTATCATGACCACCCCTTCGGAAGGTGGTGAACAACAGACAAATTGCTTACCTATAACCATGTTGAATGGTTGGCTTTTTGGAATTGATGCCAACCGCGTCAAACCAGAACTTAAAGACAAGGTGATTGCCTACCAAGAAAAGTGTTTCGAGGTGCTGGCGAATCATTTTGGCATTGGCACTACCCACCATTATTATCAAGCTGATATTTTCGCCTTATCGCAAGGCATCGAGCAATGGGTGAAACTGGCGCGAGCGAACGGGCAGTATTTAGACAGAGACGAAATTGAGCGCATGGTCTACTTCAGCGCGGGCATTGAAGATGAAATCGACATCGAACAGCATCAAATGCTCAAAGCCATGCAAATTGTCGGCGATGCACTGCAAGGCTACCTCATGCCAAAAGCACACCCTGCTATTTCGCAGCATGCCGCCTTGCCGCGTTTAAACAAGCAAGAAGGCTTTACCTACCAGCAAACACAAGACGCTGTTCGCGCCTTAAAAGTCGAGCTTGCCAGAGACTGGCCTGAAGCCCACGACGTAGTAGATTCTGTTGGCAGAATGCTCAGCCACTACTTCACCATTGTGCAAGAAACACGATTGCATCTAATGAGTGCTGCCAGTATTTGCCGAACCGACCTGAAAGAGCGGTTTAGTCACTAACCATCACGTCCCGAAAAAAACATACCCTACCGCCTAACGGCTGTGGGGTTTTCGTGTTGGTTTTAACCCGCACAGGTTTTTCTAAACAGTAACCACGACAATGATACCAACCGAAAAAGGGAGGTATTCAATGCCGTGGTTTAACATTAAAGCACAGGCTGCCAATGCAGCTGTTGCCGACATTAGCATTTACGAGCCGATTGGTAGCTGGGATTTAACCGCCGCCATGTTTATCGCGCAAGTAAAAGCGTTAGGCGATGTGTCACAAATCAATCTCGATATTAATTCACCAGGTGGCGACGTGTTCGAAGCGCTCACCATTTTTAACTATCTCAAGCGTCATAAAGCCAACGTGACCGTAACGGTTGCAGGCATTGCTGCAAGCGCGGCAAGCCTTATTGCAATGGCTGGCGATACTATCATTATGCCAAACAACACCATGATGATGATTCATAACCCTTGGACTTGGGCAGCTGGTAACGCAGACGACTTGCGCGAACAAGCGGATATGCTCGACAAGGTTGGGGCTTCATTGTTCAACACCTATCAGTCGCGCACGGGCATGGATGAAGCAGAATTAAAATCCATGCTTGCCACAGATACGTGGCTAACCGCCGATGAGTGTTTGGCTAATGGTTTTTGCGACCAGATCATCGACCCGATTAAGGCAAGACAAAGTTTTAATGTTGACGCTTTGCCAGCAAATGCCAAAGCCTTGTATGCGCAAGAAGCACCAGACGACACCGACGTTGACGGCGCATTAGGCGACGGATCAGAACCAGAGCAAGCCCCAGAAACACCTTTAACCGACATTGATGATGACGACACACTTGCCAAAGCACAAACCTTAGCGAAAGCAGAGGCACGAGCCTATTCAAAAACAGTCGTCGAGTTGTGTGCCTTGGCAGGGCTACCAAATAAAGCCGCTGGGTTTTTAGGTGCAGCCACCAGCTTAGACGATGTTCGTGCTCAGTTGTTGGCGGCTAAGGCAAACGGCTATCAACCGCTTGATGTGGCGCAACCGCAACAACAAGCCCCTGTTTTACCGATGGCGTCCAATGTGTACGCGCGTCGCAATAAGTTTCACTAATCGGAGAAAATACCATGGGAATGTTAGACCTATTTCACGCTAACCTAGCATTCAACACCACCAGCCTAACCGCTGCTATTAACGACATTAACGCTCGTCCAACACGCCTTGCTGAACTTGGCTTGTTTAGCGAGTCAGGTGTCACAACAACAACCGTTCAGGTCGAAAAACAAGGTGCAACGCTTGCCTTGGTTTCAGCAGCGGCTCGTGGCGCTAATGGTCAGTCTTTGAGCGGTTTGTCGCGCAATATGATCCCATTCAACACCATCCATTTGCCCCAGAAAGACCAGTTGTTGGCAGATAGTATTCAAAACGTACGTGCATTTGGTTCTGAAAATGAAGTGCAGGTATTGCAAAACATCGTTAACGAACGCCTTGCGCGTATGCGTATGCAGTTAGATGCTACCATTGAATATCAGCGCGTTGGTGCCATTAAAGGTCAGATTTTAGATGCAGACGGCACAACGGTGTTAACCAACCTGCTCACGGCTTTTGGCATTACCAAAAACAGCCACGCCATGACATTGGGGACTGCTGGCACTGAAGTGCGTAACAAGTTGGTTGAGGCCAAGCGTAAGGTCGAAAAAGAGCTGAACATGATCCCCGTTCGGTCTTATCGCATTTTGGCAGGTGCGGAATTTTTCGATGCCTTCATCTCGAATGAGTCGGTCAAAGCGGCTTACGACCGTTGGCAAGATGGTCAGTTTGGTCGTGACGATGTGCGTAACGGATTCACATTCGCTGGTGTGACCATCGAAGAATATCGTGGTGGCATTGGTAGTACGCCATTCATTGCCGATGACAAAGCCTACCTGATTCCAGAAGGCGTGCCAGATTTGTTCATCACACGCTTTGCCCCAGCCAACTACATGGAAACGGTCAACACAGTAGGCTTGCCTTATTACGCTAAGCAAGAACTTATGGACTTTGATAAGGGTGTCGATATCGAAACCCAATCTAACCCAATCAGCTTGTGTACCCGTCCACGTGCGGTGATTGAGCTGAGTGCGTAATGAACGCGGGTGATATTAAACGCATCCGCATTAAGTGTCAGTGTGGTGCAGATGTCGGTATCCCACTGAACGCGCATCATGCGCCAGATAGATGTTTTCATTGTGCCAGTCCATTGCCCAGCGCAGCGTTAATCAGCGTGGTACGGGAACTGTCATGGCTTGCCAGTGTGAGCAAAGACGAAAAGGTGCCATTTAGCATCGATATTGAAGGTGAATAATCATGGATGTTAAAACAAAAACCACTTACGTGGTGACAAAGCCGTTTGAATTAGACGGTAAAAAACTAAAAGTTAGCGACAAGGTAAAACTTAATTACTTAGAAGCAGGCTACTGGTTAACAGGTGGTTTTTTAATGCCAGAACACTTGGTGTTAGAACCGACAACCGAACAGCCAACAGCAGCACAAACTGATGCGCCCGCAGTACAGTAACCAAGCCGCAGAAGCCGTCTTGCGTGTGCAAGGTGAGCCTGTTTTGATTAATGGCGTTGCCACCACCGCGGTGGTGGTGCGCTATCAATCGTCTACAAAATTCGGGCAAATGGCAAAGTACAACCTAAGCCCCAGCATGGTATTGCTGAAAGTATCTGGCACTGAAGACGCTTTCACTAATGCCACCATTCAACTCGACGGTAAAGCTTACAAGGTATCCGAAACCGATCAAGTTGGATTCGGACTCATTAATATACTGTGCAGGTTAAGCGCATGAAAATCGCCTATCAAAGCCAGCAATTGCAACGGCTGATTAATAGCTATCCCGATAAGTTGGATACCGCTACCAGAAAGGCCATGCGTCAGGCTTCAAAAACAGTTTCTATTGCCATTAAAAGAGACAATGGGCATATCCCGCCGAAGCTAGTTGATATAAGAATACGGCATTTTGTTAACAAAAAAAGTGCAACCGTATTCATAGGTCTAAATATGACCGCATTTCGTCATTTTGCTGATTCAGATATTCAGTTGGCTTTGTTAAAAACATTTAAGCCACCAGTTGGCATATCTCTTCTCGGAAAAACTGTAGCTGGCTCTTTCGTAGGTAGAGGGCAAAAAGGTCAAACGTATGGTAAAGAGCATCATGATAGCCTTTTGATCTTTATTAGAAATGGCGGAAGAATGCTTCAAGAGAATGCGATTGAGCATGGAAGAACAAGGAATAATAAAGAGTCAATCAGTCAAGTTGCTGTTGGCGTTAAAGATGTTTTGAATGTGCCTGAAGACTATGAAATACGAGAATATGCTCGGGTGTTTGCAGAAATGGCAAAGATACGTGTAGAGGAAATCCAACCATGACCAACGCCCAACTAGAACAATCGATTGTTATCCTAATTCAAAGCGATGCCGCCATCACCATGCCATTTCACGCCTTCAGCGCAAACCCAAGCATTGTTAAAAAGATCGACCAAGGTTTGGGGCTTGTGCTCTATCGTGGCAGCGACAACGAAAACCTGCCTGCTATTGGCTACACCATGATTAAAAAGCAACTCACCTTAGCACTACTGGTTTACTCGCACGACCTTGAATTGGTACACAACACACTAGAGCAATGTTATAGCGCACTATTAGGCAAGTCGGTTAGTGACCTAGAGCCGATAGTAGTGTTATCCGACTCGGTTGATCTACAAGACAGCGGCATTTACGAAGGCGCAATGATGATCCAAACCGCTACCTATATGCGTGGCGTTTAACCCGCACAGGTTTTAAATATTGCCAACGAACATAATAGCCTCAAGTAAAAAAGGAGGCGCTATGGCAACCAATAAACCAACGCAAGAAGTACCACAAGACGGGCAAACATATGTTCGCAATGCCGATGGAAGCCTAACGCCATTTAATGAATATCCAAATCAGGGCGGTAGCTACCTAAAAAACGCCGATGGCACGCTCAACAAAATCGCCGAACCAGCACCAGAACCCAGTCAGGAGTTAACCCATGATCTCTAAAAGTAATGCCCTATTGGCAGCAAAAGTAGAAACGACTTACGGCACAGCTGCCACATTAGCGGCAGCCAATGCCATGTTTGTGTCCGACTTCACCCACAATATGATTGAAGGTAATGTGGTCGAGCGCAACAACATCACAGGTCGCCTCGGTGGACAAGGCAGTATTCGTGTCGAACAATACGCTACGCTAGATGCATCATGCGAACTTGCAGGGTCTGGAACGGCAGGGACAGCGCCACGATGGGCGGATTTAATGAAATCGTGTGGCATGGCTGAAGTGGTCACAGCTGGTGTCAGCGTTGCTTATTCAGCTGTTTCTACTGGATTCCAGTCAGCTACATTAGGCGCGTATTACAAGGACATCACAGGTGCGGTACAACGTGCATTAATCACTGGTGCTCGCGGTGCTTTCAGTATGGACTTGTCCGCTGGTTCAGTTCCTAAAATAGATTTTAAATTTCAGGGCTTGTTTAACGACTTAGCGACAACAACCGCTTTGTCGGGAGACTTTAGCACTATCCCATTGCCGCGTGGCGTTAATAAGGCTTACACGCCAACTTGTACGCTGTTTGGTGAAGCAATCGAAGCCGACAAGGTAGCGATGGACTCTGGCATCAAAATCAAATACAGCAACCTTATTAATAAAGAGTCTGTCGACTACATTGGTCGGATGGGCAAGCTTAGCTTTTCATTTCGAGCCGCAAGCTTGGCGCAGGTGAATACGTGGATCGGTCGGGCTAAGAATAACAGCCAAGGCGCATTCACGACTACGCACGGCACCACTGCTGGCAATATTGTCACGCTTAACGTGCCAAACCTACAAATTAAAACGGTCAGCAACACCTTCAAAGACGATCAGCTATTCCTGAGCGTCGAGGCGGATATTGTGCCATTAACCGACAACGGTGATTTCACCATCACCTTGTCCTAACCCTGTTAGCCGTGGTGGGCTTTCCTGTTAACGGTTTCGGCTGCTAACAGTTTCCACCAAAGCAACCTTTAACAAAACAAACTAACCCACCACATTGGAGAATCCAAATGGCTTTACTTAAATTTACCAATCAAACAAAAGTACCTGTTAACTGGAACGATGGCATTACGCGAGGCGTCTTTTACGCTATTTTTGAAAGCGGTAAAAACGAGTCAGGTGACAACAAGTTAATGCTGTGCGACTTAAAAGACGTTGACCTTGGCGAGCTAAAAGAAGCCTTTATTGCTACTTTCAATGGCGATGAGAAAGCATCCGAAATCATCGACAAAGAAATGGGCGTCAAAGGCGTGGAAGTTCTTATCGCCATTCAGAATGCGCGTGCCGATTTTTTGTCACGCAACGGTCGGGCGAACCGTTAAAAGCCTTTATCGCAAGGCTTTATAAGCCGGAACCCAGCGTCGATGAGTTAAGCGATTTGCTCATTAGTGCAGGGGCAGATGATACCAGCCACTTAGAAGATCAAATGGAGTCAAGCACCATTGAAGTACATCGAATGTATCTGCCAGCCGTGGAATTATTTATGGCTTGCCAGACACAGTGGCGCACAGGAATGGTAGGAGTAACGGGGTTAGACTATATGGCAGTTGGGTTGGTAGCCAAAACACTGGGCATCAAGCTGAGTAAGAAAGTGTTTTTATGGCTGCAAGTTATGGAAGGTGAGGCGTTAAAACAGTTCTCATCTAAACAGGCTTGAAAATGACAGCAGCATGACAAAAGCAATTGCAAACCAGAGCATCCACTTAAAGAAACTAACAGCAAACGATTTAACGAACAGATCAACGTAATTCAAGGCAACCTCAGCAATGGCAGAGAAAAACAGCAGTGTAAAGATTGTATTTAGTTCAGACGCAACACAGGTTACGAAAGACCTAAGCGACATGGGTGAATCGTCTGAGCAGTTTAGCACAAAGCTCGTTGCCATTGCTAAAAACGCCAAGCAACTCGATTCTTATGTTTCTGATGCTGCAAAAGGATTTGATACCTATGGTAGCAAATCGAGCAAATATTTAATCAGCCTCGAAAATCAACTCACCAGAGCAAGCATGTCTGCAAAAGACCTTGCTATCGAATCAGCAAAACTAAACAGCATGAAACTTGGTGGATCATCTGCCGATGTTGCCAAAGCTGGTGATTTGGCTGCCAAGATTTTCGATGTCAAAAATGCCAGCAAACAAGCGGCACAAGAAAGCAATAATCTCGCTACCGCATTGCAGCGCATTGCCCATTATGGGACTGGCTTAATCGGTATCGGAATGGTCCAAGGCATTGCATCGTCTGTCATTACCACTACGGCTGAGTTTCAACGCCTAGAAGCTGCTTTGGTAACCGTTAAAGGCTCATCTTCAGCTGCAGAATTAGCCTTTGATCAAATTCAAAAGTTCGCAAGAGAAACGCCATATCAACTAACAGAAGTGACCGACGCTTTTATCAAAATGGAAGCGATGGGCTTAACCGCATCTAGCGAGGCAATGCGTAGCTATGGTGACACGGCCAGCTCTATGGGCAAGTCATTAAACCAGATGGTCGAAGCTGTTGCTGATGCCGCTACTGGAGAGTTCGAGCGACTTAAAGAGTTTGGAATTAAGGCTAGCTCTGAAGGTGATCGGGTTAAATTCACGTTTAAAGGGGTAACCACTGAAGTCGGTAAAAATGCCGCTGAGATTGAGCAGTATTTAATCCACCTTGGCCAAGCTAACTTTGCAGGAGGCATGGATCGTCAAATGCAAACGCTTGGTGGTCTGCTATCAAATCTTGAGGACAACTGGGCGAATACATTTAACACGATTGGCTCTGCGTCTATGCCAGCCATCACGACGGCTATTGGCGGCTTAAATAGTGCAGCAGATGCTGTGCGGTTTATGGCAGAAAACACCGATGATTTAGCGACGATTGCGTTGCCAGCATTAGCAACAGGATTGGCGGCCAAGGTCATTCCGTCGTTACTTTCAACATCAGCTGCAATGGGAACTGCTGCGGTAGCAACGGGAGGATTTACCGTCGCAATGGCGGCTGCAGGCAGGGCATCGATGGCGTTTATGGCAACGCCGCTTGGCGTAGCATTAGGCACTGCTGGTTTAGTCATGGGCGTTTTAGCAATGCGAGCAAATGACTCTGCTGATGCAATCGATGAATTAACAGCCAGAGCCAAAGAGTTAAATGTAAGCATTAGTGGGTCAGGCATCGCAAAGAAATCAGAAGAGCTTGCTGGGCTTCAGCGATCTCTTCGTGAGCTAAGGGAAGAGCGCGAGCTTTATATTTCGCAGGCTGTATTTGAGGAAAAAGAGCAAAGCATTATCCAGCGTATTCACGATATTCAGTATTTGAAGTCTGAGATTTCAGAATTAAAAACCCAGTCAGAAATGCTCATGTTGCAAGACAAAGGCATGGGCACGCAGCTCGAAATGCTGAACGATCAGACCAAAAGCTTTGGTGTTTCAGTTGGCGATGTGAATAAACTTATTTGGGAGCAGGGCGCAGCCGTAGCCAGCATTAAAAAGCCAATGGACGAATGGGATAGAGCAATTGACATCATTAGCGATGAGTTTAAAAAGCTACATGAGCAATCGGAGCAAGATTTAGCTAACCCAACCAAGAAGACTTTTGATGCGGAACTTACAGCGCAAAAAGAAGCAACAGAGCACAGAAAAAAACTATACGAAGAACAAAAGCAAGCGGCTAAAAAAGCGTCCGAAGAAATACAACAGGCGCATAAAGAAGAGTTGACCAGCATCAAGTCTGCTCAAGACTTATTAAATAGCTACTTGGCAACCGACTTCGACAAGCAACTAGCTGAAATTGGCAAGCTAGATGCCGCATGGGTAACACTCTACAACAACGGACTATCTAGCCAACAGCAATTCGCTGATGCGCTGTACGCAATGGATTTGAAAGAGTTTGATTTGTCGCCTAAAACCAGTGGAATCGATAAATTAGAAAAGCGATATGACAGCTTCTACAGCAAGTTCTCTAAAATCAACGACCCATTAATTGATAGTTTTGGTGCGTTACTCGATTCAACCAGTGCTTATTTTGAAAATTACGAAAATTTGCGCGAAGGTATTGCTAAAGGCGATGCGAAAGCTATTGATGTCAATAGCCGAAATCAATTGACCATGTACAGTAACATTGCAGGTGCAATGAGCGGCATGTATAAGCAAGGCAGTAAAGAGCAAAAGTCACTATACGATATCCAAAAGGCAATGACGCTTGCAACACTTGCTTTAGATGCGCAAAAAATGGCATCGTCTCTTGGTTTGATCGGTGTCAAGACGACTGAAGCAACGGTAGCTGGAACAGCAGCCGTTCTGACACAAGGCTCAGGTGATCCATACAGCGCATGGGTTCGTATGGCGGCAATGGCTGCGACAGTAGGGGCATTGTTAGGTGCTATAGGCGGAAATTCACCTAGCGTAACCGCTAATGCTGGCGGTGCATTAGGTGGAAATGGCGCTAATAGCCCACTAGGTAGCACTGACCAAAGCCAGTCTTTAGAAAAATCGTTAGACTATTTAAATAACAATGGTGTAGATCAGTATAAAGAATTAACAAGAATATACAAAGAAATGAAAGACCTGAATAGCAATATCTCAGGCATGGTCAGCACGTTATATGCGACAGGAGACATTAAAAACATCGGCGCAAACGCTATGCGATCAAGCTCAAGCCTAGGCGCTGACTACCAAGACTTTGTGAAAAATAACCCGTTATCACAAATGGCGTACAACTTGCCGTTAGTGGGTAGTTTGCTGGAGTCTTTAGACGGTATTGCAGGCGGTATTGCAGGCGGTATTGCAGGCGGTGTCATGCAAGGTCTGTTTGGTGATACCGAAGTTTATTCTACTGGTAGCGGCTTAACAGCAGGTTCGTTTACGCTCGGCTCTGGCGCAAACCTCGGTTCTTATACCGATATGGTCAAAGACCACGATCCAGGCTGGGGTAGGAACACAGAATATAGTTATTACACCACATATCAAGATATTGCTGGCGAAGCGGACACACGCTTTAAAGCAGTCTTTGAAAACATGCGCGACACAGTTATCAGTGTTGGTGACGCATTAGATCGGAATGTGACAGATAGGGTTAACGCGTTTGTTGTTAATGTCGGAAAAATATCAACCAGCGGTAAAACGGGTGCAGAAATTGAACAAGCGTTACAAGAGGTAATAAGCACGCAGTCAGACAAACTAGCTTATGCAATATTCCCCGACTTAGTAACAAAATACGCCAAGTTAAACGAAGGGTATTTTGAAACGCTAAACCGTTTAGTTACTGACAAAGCTGTGGTTCAGCAAACTTTTGAAAATCTCGGTATTGAGCTTTCGGGCGATGTGCTTGGTGTTTCAGAAGCGTTTGTAAATTTAGCAGGAACGCTCAATGAATTTGTAGATAAGACATCAACTTATTTTGACTTATTTTATACAACAGCCGAAAAGTTTGATTTATTGAGTAAAAACTTAGCAGGCGCGATGAGTAGCGTTGGCATTAACGCATTGCCGACGACAGCAGAAGAATACAAGAGGATGGTTGCTAGTCAGGACTTAAGTACAGCAGAAGGACAAAAAACATATTACACGCTCATAAGCCATGCCAGTGACTTCAAAAGCTACTTTGACCAGAATGGCGGATTAACAAATCTATCACAAACCAGTATGGCACGCTTTAGCGATGGCGGGTTTACAGGCGTTGGCGCGACATTAGAGCCAGCAGGAATTGTCCACAAAGGCGAGTATGTTGTCCCCGCATGGATGCTACGCAAACAACCAGATTTAGCACCACAACTGGAAAGCATCCGAAGTAATGGCTTTGCCAGCGGTGGCATGGTTGGGGGTTCTATTAGCCCGAGCAGCGACAATAAGCTTTACGACCTAATCAAACGCATGGTCGATATTATCCGCAAATGGGATGGCGACGGCATGCCAGCGGTACGGGTGTAATATGCTAAAAATCATCATCCCAAGCATTTTTAACGTCAACAGCTCAAACATTGGTGGTACAACAGAAAACCAACAAGCTTTCGCTGACGGTATTGTTGGTACTGTATCGACAGCTACAGCCAGCGATGGCTCTATTCAGCTTAACGTTTCAGGTACGGGCGACGCACTGGCATTACTAGAAATGGGCGCAACATCGCTCGAAGTTAATAACAATCAGCTTCCTATTTCAAAGCCAATTAGTGACTGGAAGTATTACTTTTTTAGTAGCGTTGAAACCGTTAGAAACGTGGTGTGTGAGTATGTTCCTATTAACGGAACACAGTCAATTATTTTAAACCGATCATCATTAGCACCAGCCCAGTTAGGTATGTTGGTTTACGGCCAAGTAATTGAGGTTGGCGATGTTCAATATGGCTTAAATTCTGAATTGCTAGACTATTCAAATAAGTCAACCGATGCAAACGGTTATGTCACGCTCGTTAAGCGAGGATATGGACACTCGTTCACTGCCAATATCGAGCTAAAAACAGATGTTGCCAATTTTATGTATCAAGCATTAACTGATTTGCGAGCAACTCCATTGTTATTTTTCGATACAGCCGCCAGCCTAATCAGTTACGGCTTTTTTAAGAACATCAAGCGACAAATTAACCGCGCTAACTACGCTTTATTAACAATCGAAGTAGAGGGGATGCAATAATGGCAATTGACCAATTACCCACGCCACCGGACAGAACAGATCCAGCCACATTTTCAGTGAGAGCGGATGCGTTTGTGGCTGCGCTACAGAACTTTATTAATCAACTTAATACCCAGATAGCAGGGTCAACTCAGACTGGCTCTTTAATTATTTCCAATCTGTTAACTGATTTGGCGATTAGTGGTGCTGGTGATAAGTTTGTTATTGTTAATTCTACCAATGGCGGTAAAGCAGGATACAGTTACCAAAAAAATAGCATAACACTGTTTAAGGAATACACTGATCCCGTGACAGGTGATTATGTCATGGAGCGTTTTAACACAAGCGGTGTAAGCCAAGGTATTGTCGCACGGGTTAAAAGTAGTGATGGTACATCGCCAGCTCAAAGTGCAGCACAAAGAACACAAATGCTAGCAGACCTATTATTGGTTGATGGTACTGACAGTGGCTTAGATGCTGACATGCTTGATGGCTATCATGCTTCGTCTTTTTTACAGCAACTTCCCATTAGCTATGTTACCAAATCTGGGCACAACTCTATGGCTTTGGTTATTGGGGGAAAACTTTATACAGCGGTCGGTAATACTGCTATCTTTAATAACTCAACGAGCGGTAGAGGATTAAGTGCTGTTTTGGGTCAGGTTGGACTTGAAAACCTAAGAATCGTTGCGCTCCCTGAAAATACACCAATTCAAAAAGTGGGTGGTTTTGTACATGGATTTGCTTATGCATTGCTGACTAATGGAAATCTCTACACATGGGGTCAAAATGGGTTTGGGCAATGTGGCTTAGGGCATACAAATGCTGTAGCACTACCAATACTGGCAGCGACTGGTGTATTAGACGTGTTCGATCATCCTAGTAATTCTGGGTACGAGGTTGGCTCTAATAGATTATTCATTAAAAAGAACGATGGATATATTTACGGTGCAGGTTATAACGCTAGTGGAGCACTTGGTTTAGGTGATACAACCAACCGAAGTATATTTACCAAAATAACGTCACTAGGAACTAATGTTATTGGATTTTGGAACATGGGCGCAAACTGGGGTTGTTGTGTTGCTCAAAAATCAGATCATACAATATGGGTATCAGGACATAATGGCAATGGGCAGCTTGGAACAGGTAATGCAACAAATCAGTCTGCTTTTATTGATGTGACATCTGCATGGGGTGGTGGCACTGGCAAATTGCTAAAGAAAGTCATTGGTAGTTTTGGGTGGCATGATGGTACCAATGCAGATGGTTCATCTATGCTAGGTATGTTGCTAGATGATGGAACAAATACCGTATTTAGGATGGCTGGTCGTAATGCGTGGGGTAGTATCGGTATTGGTAGTGTGACAGCAACAGACTACTCAACGCCGCAAACGCCCAGTGTTGGCACAGGAAGAATTTCTGATATTGCTGGTATCGGTTCACCTCTAACTGTTAATGTGTTGAAAGCTGATGGTACGCTTTATGTATTTGGACATAATGGCTACGGGCAGCTTGGTATCGGCTCAACCGCGAATGCAGGAAGTCCAACCATTTCAACGACAAACGTCATTGAGTTATTAGCAGATGGCATTAATAGTAATACTCATGCATTTTATGGGCAAAGTGCTATTCGTAAAGCTGATGGTGTGTATATGTGCGGCTTTAACGATCAAGGTTATTGCGGTGTAGGAAATATAGCCACTCCAATAACAAGTTTTACAAAAACATTGCTGCCAGCTTATTTTACGCTCAAATTTTTAGGATCGCATTGTACAAGCGGTGGAGGTCGAATTTATGTTGCCGTATCAACTGACGACAGAATTTACGCATGGGGGTTTAATGCTCATTATGGTTTGCTAGATTCGGCCTATACAAACAACGTACCGACACCAATCAACATCAACTCACCGAGAGGGTAATATGGGCATTTATATTAAAGAGGTTGGCAATAACAGGGTGCAGATTGGTGGCACGGTAGCAACAGATGAGATGTTAGCTGATGGTTGGATACTTTATGGCGGCGAAGTTCCGTGCGGCATAGAGTTCGAGTTAAATAATGGCATATTAACATCGGTTGTATCGGATCAAATTGTAGCAGTGTGCAAAAGAAAGGTGTATGACATTCTTGACACCACCGCTCAGCAATACGACTACCGAAACTTTGCTGAGGTATCTCAGTTCGTATTAAGTGGCACATGGAAGGCAGAAGCCGATGCACTACTGGTATGGCAGGACGCAGTTTGGCTCAAGGCTTACGAGCTACTAAAAGAGCCTGTTGAAAGTGTTGAAGGGTTTGTGGCGCAGTTGCCGCAGTATGTTTAGAATACAGCCACTCATTAAACCGTTCCAAGAAAGGCCGTAGTAACCCTACAGGCCTTTTTCTATAGTTCGCTTCATGTACCCCAGATGGCTTATGCCCCATAATCTGCATGACAACGCCCGTCGGTATCTCGCACCATTCTGACAATGTGGCGAATGAGCGACGCAGATCGTGGGCTGTTATGTCCATTCCCATGTAGTCTTTGAATCTGCGCATGTGAACACGATATGAAGACGGTACATCTTCTGGGGACCACCATTCTAAAACTTCCCTCACTTGTTTCGTGAGGGGAATAATGCGGTCATCGCCGTTCTTGGTTTCCTTAAAGGTGATCTGCCCACGGACGGCATCGACTTCCATATTCTGACACTCATTGAACCGACTGCCTGTATAGAATAGGAACAGCAACAGTCCGCGCATATTTGGTTGCAGTCTACTGATTGCGTTGAAAAATGTCGGTATGTCGGTATCATTAAGTACCATATCCCGAGT